TGGGCACAAATAACACCACAAGGAACATTAATATGCACGGATGGAAATCTACAAATATCAAGTGTTGAAGGTGGAAATGATATAATTTTATCTGATGATATTACTATTAACGATACATTAGACGTAAGTAATAATTTATATGTAGGTAATGATTTAAATGTAGGTAATGTATTAACAACATTAAATTTATTAGTTACTGAGAGTATGGGTATTGACCAAGATTTTAGAGTTGATGGTTCTGGTGTTATTGGTGGAACATTACAAGTAAATACAAATTTTATTTATAACGGTTCTACTTTACAATCTCCAACTAATGCAACAATTGGGCAATATTTACAAATTGATGCATCTTATAATATGTCTTGGGCTGATGTTTCGGGTGGTGGTGGTGTTTCAACAATATCAGCGGGAACAAATATTGATTTATCAGGAACAAAAACAGACCCAATAATAAATTTAGATATTAATGAAAATTTACAAATGAATAATAAGGATTTATTAGATGCAAGATATATATGGAGTGGTCAAAGTGATGCATCTAATAATGAATTATACTTATTTGTAAATTGGGATGAACAAAACCCCGTAAGTCATTGGGGGGGTTTAGTTGGTTTACACAATGAATACGTATATATTGGTACTGATAGTGATAATAATACTTGGACGTTTGACTCATCAGGAAATTTAACAGTTCCACCAGAGAAATATACAAATATAAGCAATGGCACAATCTTAAATGCAAAACAAATAATTAATAGTAATACACCGTTTAATAGTTCAATGAGACTAGCAATACAAAATAATGATTTAACAAGAGAAGGAGAAATATTATTAGACCCATCAGGAGTAAAAATATATAATAATAATGAAACTAATATATGGACTTTTGATAATTCGGGAGTTTTAAATAATCCACTTAATGGAAATATTAATATGAATGGTGGAAGTATAGCAAATATAAATGATATATATAATGAGTATGATTCATCAAATAATTCAATTGATTTATATGTAAATACTGATATTAATACAAAAGGAGGAAATATTCATATTTCAAAAACTGATTTAAATTTTTATACTAATAATAATAATAATCTATTAAGATATAGTAATACTGGAAGTTTAACAAATACAATAAATAATAATCAAATATGGAATATTGATGCATCAGGGAATATTAATTCATTAGGGGGTTTATCTGTATCTGGTTTATTAACTGTTGGCGATTGTGTTTATCCAAATGTTAAAGGTAATCAAAATCAAATATTATCTGCTTCTGGAATTGGTGGAGGTTGTGATTTTGTAAATGGTTATGAACTTTTTGATAGTTCAAATAATACTATTTCAATAACTGAAAATATGACAAATGGAAAAACAAATTTAGATGTTAATTTAAATTATTCTTCTAATTCTGGGTCGGTTGATATTGATGTATCTAATAATGTTATTAATATTGATAATAAATTAGGATTTAATAAAAATATTATTGAATTTGGTAATAGTCAAGGTGGTAAAGGTGGGGGAAGTTGTGGAACTAAAACAAATTTTTCAAATCTAAATGTTCAATCATTTGATATGTCAGGAGTTAGTCCATATGCTTATGGATTTGGTGGTATGTGTTTTGATGGAAAATATATATATTTTGTTCCAAATAATAATATTTCAGTAACTGACGGATTATTTATTAGATATGATATAAATAAACAATTTAATAATAATACAGCTTATGAAACTTTTGATTTAACAACATTAAACGCTAATTGTAAAGGTTTCGGTGGTTGTTGTATTGCTTACCCATATATATATTTATTTTCTACTTTTATTGCTGAAACTGTACCCATTGTATATGATACAAATATAGTAAGATATGATATGAGATTACCATTTAATAATTCATCATCTTATTTAGTTTTTGATATGGTTAATGTTTCTACTGATTTATATCAATTATACGGTGGAATTTATGACGGTGACTCATATATATATTTTATGGCAAATAATACAACATTAGATAAATCATATTTAATACAATATAATATAAATTTAGGTTTTCAAAATCCATCAAGTTATCAATATACAGAAATTAACCCAAATAATAATAATTACCCATCTATGGCATTTGATGGACAATTTATATATATGATTCCTACTAGTGGGTCTATATTATTTAAATATGATACAACAGTTGTTTTTGGAAGCGCTGGATTATATCAATTTGATTTATCTACACTTAATGCTTCAGTTAGTAATATGTCATATGGATGTTTTGATGGTCGTTATTTATATTTATCTTGTGGTTCATCTGGTTATATTGTTAAATATGATACAACAAAAGATTTTACAGAATCATTAAATTATTCTATTTATCAATTATCTAATAATACTTATCAATGTTGTTTATTTGATGGTCGTTTTGTGTATTTTATGGGAACATTTTCAACAGGAACAACACCAACGGGCGACATCACATATTATGATATTACGCAATCATTCACAGATAGTAATTCATATAAATCTATAAATATGACATTATCAAATGAAGCATTATTAGGTTTTGGAAGTTGTATATGTGATGGTAAATATATATATGTTGCAACATCATATAATATAAGTGAAGTTTTAGAAGATAGTTTTATTTGTCGTTTTCCTTGTTATAAAGGTCCTAATCTTGGTCCAATGCAATTATTAATTTAATAAGTAAATTTATTTTTAAAACTATAAAAATTATATTTTTAAAATTTTTATATTATAGTATATTATAATATGAGTTTAGCACAATTAACAAATGCACCTTTTTTAAATGCAGTATGTAAATCAGTAAAATGCGATGAAATAGTTTGTCCAAATGTATCAGCATATAACGGAGTATATGCAACTGGCGCAGTTTCATTTCTTGGAACTAATGTTGCTAGTTTAAATCTTGATTATTTTGTTTTAAACGGTGTTGTAAATATTTTAGTTAAAATACCATCAACCGTCGCGACAGCAGTAAAAATAATATCTTTTACTAATAAATTACCTGAATCAATTCGTCCAGAATTAAATACAGCATCAAGTATTTTTGTATTAAATACTACTGATGGTGCACATAGTCAAAATAGTATTTGTACAGTTCAAACAGATGGAACTCTAGGTATTGTATTGGTAAATGATGCAACAAATGCAGAAAATTATTCAATTAATGCAGTTATTCAATATCCACTATAATAAAATTAATTTTAATATAATTATAATATCTTATAATTATATATGTCATTAAGTCAAATTACAAATGCCCCATTTTTAAATTGTAAAGTAAAAGATATAAATTGTTTATCAATGACTTGTTTAAGTGAAATAAATACGGAATCTGTAACTGCTGTTGAAATTAATTCTAATGAAATTGTAGCGTATAATAATTTTTTACCACCACGGACAACATTTCAAACTGGACAAATAAATTTTTTTGGAACACCTACCACATCTAAAACATTTGAAATAAAAAAATTATCAACTGATAATAATTCTCATCTTTTAACATTAACAATATCATTAAATAATATAACGGCAACAGGAACAAGTAATACAACAACTTTTACTAATAAATTACCATATACACCAGTTGGGGGAAGTCAATATTTTCCTGTTAATATAGTAAATATTGGAGATATAATTACTCCAGGGGTAGTAATATCCGGAAATATAATATTTGAAGATGATGGAACTTTAATAATTAATGGATTGGACACAGTTACAGATAAAGAATTTTCAATTAATACAACAATCTTGTTATTATGTAAACCTTAATAAAATATATATAATCATTTATATGTATTTTAATATTTTAATTTTAATAATTTAATATTTAATACGTCTTTGGATTTGTGCTTTAGTTAAAATAGAACCACCGCGCATTTGTTCGGGTTCTTCTTCTTCACTATAACTTTGTTCATCTGAATAATCTTCATTTTCATCATCATCATATCCCATACCTCGCATATTACGACGCTTACGACCACCAGCATAACGACCACCAGCATAACGACCGCCTTTTATTGCTTTCGCTACCGATGCAATTTCTGCTCTATGTTCATACGCTTTTTTAGCAAGTGGTAAAACTTTATTTTTAAAGAATCCTTTCACTTTATCAAAAAAGCCGGAACCAATCATATCACGAGGAGAGAGAATAAAAGACCCATTTTTACGGACTTGTTCTACTGAAGACATATCAAGAACTCCTTGATGAAGTTGTGCAGTAGTTGGGCCAGTAATTGCAAGAATATTTTGATTAACAACTTGAACAAAAAGAGCGGGTCTTTCATTTTCAGTTGAAAGATTAACTCCTGTAACTTGGACTTGTAAATTAACATTATAAGGACTTCCTGATGCCATTTTATCCCAATCAATACCGCTTATTTTATCAATTGGAATACGGAGAACACTACCAAAGAGACCTGTTGGATATTGTGGTTGTATTAAAGGTGATAAAAATGTTTGATTCTCAACAGAATAAGCGTTACCAGTTTCTGCATAAGTCTTATTAAAACCGCACATAAGTTCAGTATAGAGCTGAATAGGTGAAACAATTGATGAAAATTGACCACTTTGACCTCCAAAGGTAACATTTAAGCCTGTTATTCTAAAAAAAGTATCTGATGATGATAAATTTTTACTAACATTTGGAACAGCTAACCACACGTAAATTGTTTTTGGTAAAACATTCAATGATAATGTTTGAGATGAAATAGTAACTGAAGCATTTGGAGTAACATTTGCACCGGCAAGAGTATTAGATTGGACACCATAATCAAGAACTGGGTAATAAGTAATTGCGGGAGGTTTAAATGAATCTAATGGAGTATATATAGTGTAAAATAATTGAGCATCTGATAATGTTATTTTTGATGCTGGTTCATTAAGTGTCCAACCATCTGGAACAAGATATTGAACACATCGTTGAAGAGCATTTTGAACAAAATTACGATTTATTTGAACAGTAGTAGCACCAAGGAAACCCTCAGAATGTTTATTTAAAATTGATGTTGCCCCGGTAATTACTGGTTCATATACGCGAAATTTCCAATTTCTCGTTGTTTGTCCTGTAGTTGCTTGAACTGAATTATTAATAAATAAAAGTTCAACAGTTCCAAATCGTGGGTCATTTGAATAACTTGAATTAAAATAATCACCAAGTGGATTTTTTAAACAAGTTTTTTGTCTTTCAAGATTATTAGAAGAATTAGCAAAATTATCTAACATAGAACAACAAGGAATATCAATATCTGCCCATTCTGGTTTATTATAACACATTACCGCCTGAAGCATATTTTGAGGATTTAAATTTATTTGTGTTCCGTTAATTTGTATAGATGTATTTTGACTCATATTAGTTAGAGGTAAAAAACGAGGGCCAAATGTTCCATTTATAAAGGGTTGAGTATTTGCAGCGTTACAAGTAAGATTAAGTTCAACTTCAACAGTTATAGCCTCTACCATATAATCACTAATTAACTGGTTTTCATTAAGATATATGGTATATTGTGTTCCTGTTTGTGAAGATGAGTTTTGACTTGGAAGATTACGATAATCAATTTGTTTAGCGGAATAACCTAAATCAAAGGTGGGCTTTTTATGTTGTAATTGTGATAATCTACTATCAACAGTATTTACGAAGTCTAATTCGTGTTTAAATTCTGGAGTTGCCATATTACTATATATTAATATTATAATATAAAAAATATTATAATATTATTATTAATTTATAATTCTTAGATAATTATAAATTTATACTTATTTTATACTCATAAAGATTTTAATATTTTTTATAACTTATATTAATTTTTTATATATTCCAATATTTTTATATAAATCTTTATGAGTATAAAAAAAGGTATAAATTATTTCTTTTTAATATCTTTTACTTTTTTCTTTAAAGCAAATTTTACGTTACAATAACCTTGTCCAGCAGGTAATAATAACGGTCTTGTAGTATTATCAATAAATTGTAATGAAAGGTCTAATGTTATATTCGTTAATGTTGTATTTGTTGTGCAATTAATAGGAAATGATAATATTTCACTTTCATATTGAATAAAACTATTATTTAATGTTGTAGCCGTAAAAGCGTCTAATACTAAATCAAGATTTTTAAGACAAGCTATTGAAGGTAAATTATTACTATTTGCTGTTCCTCCACTTTGAACATTATTATATTCAATAGGGATATATTGCTGTCTTACATTTTGTAATGAACCACTATTTGCCTGAATTAAAACAGAATGCATATCAACAATATTTGATATAGTTGAATATATAGCGGGAAATGTCCAATTAGTAGAGGGTAACACATCTTTATTATTTGGTGTATTTGATAAAACAAATAAATAATCTAATCCATCATAATTAGGGTCATCCATATTAGAAGCTTTATAATATTTCCATCTAAAAGCGTCTAATTGTCTTTCTAAGAAAGAATTTACATATAAATTTGTCGTTCCGGTATAAAAAGCGTTAGGCATAACTAAATAATAACAGGAATTATCAGGATTTAAATAAAAATAAAATGAGTTTTGTGTTATTGATGCATCTTTGTTTGTTGTCCATAGTGATATAATTGTCCATAATGCGTTATTTATCATTTGAACAAATTGAGTTATTGAATGAACATCAAAATATTCAATCGGGTAATTTTGTGTTGATAATGCGGGATTTGTGTTATCATTTGTAGGATTTGGTAAAGGGCTATTTTCTGAAAAATATTGAAGATATACACATAAACCTTGATATTTATTTCCAACTTGCTGACCGATTCCTTTTACTAATAAATTAGTATTTCCTGTTAAATCAAAATTTGTTGTTCCATCAGCTCCTAATAATGAAATAGTATAATTTGTTTGATTAATTAAAAAATTATTTGAGAATTGATTACCAACAACTTCAGGATTTAAACCGATATTTTTACGAATATTAAAATATGGTAAATTTGATACTGTAGCAGTAAGAGAAACCAAATAAATATTATAATCTGATAAATCATCAACTATTCTATTGGTTTGTTGATTAATATTACATACTAATTGACTTGAGTCTATCTGACTATTATTTAAAGCTTGAACTGTTATAAAAATAGTTTCGCTTGTTTCATCCATCATTGACATATTTATTATAATATAAGATAATAAATAATTAATTATTTAAATCAAATTCTATATATTAATTTTTTCAACTTCATCAATCTTATCATATAATTGTTTTGTAAATCCATTAATTAAAATTTGGGTTGATTTTTGATTTTCTTCTGATTTTGTTGATTTTATTAAATATAAAAATTGTATTTGATTTTTTAAAAATTCTATATCTTTAAATAAATCATTAATTTTTTGTTGTGTAGAATCTTCCATATATTAAATATTAGATAATTATTTATCTATTTAATAAATTATCATAAATCATACAACATAATAAATCAGGTTCTATATTTTCGCTTCTCATTAATTTATCAAATTCATCCTCATTAATTTTATTATAATATGCCCTTATACAACACCATTTACCGCAATTATTAACATTAAAACCGTGTAATTTACCTAATTTTTGTAATCTATATTGAGAATAACGAACTTGTAAAGGTTGATTTAATAATAAGTTTAATAATGTTTCTTTTTGTTGATTTGTTAAATATTTCATTGATTTAGGTATCCAGTCTAATTCTTTAGTTGGAATTAATCCATATGAATCAAAATATTCTAAATAAGGTTTTTTATTTTTTAATTTTACTTCGTGTAATAATACCCAATGACCTTTATTATATTCTTGTTCATATAAAATTATACATCTTTTGAATTTTCCTAATATTTCTTTTAATGATTTATTTTTTAATTCTGAATATTTTAATATATTTACTTTTCCATTAAAAAAATCATTTATTTCTTTGTCTGTCAATGCGTGCGATAAATTATTTATTTGATATGACATTTATATAATTACAATTATATAATTATTAATTTAAAAACATTAAAGAAGTTTGAGATAATAAATATTTTGGTAATCTATTATGAACCTGT